TTCACGTTGTGCAGTCGTTGAATTTTCAATCACGGGAAAACAAAAGCAGGCAATTGCGGCTTCATTTTTCACCCGACTTAACGGGATCTTGGACGCAGAGCGGATTCAAGCTGATAAGAAAGTTCTCGCGGAACTTATCAATAAGCACTTTCCGGATTGGAGGAGAGTCTTAAATGAGTGTCAACGCTATTCTAGTAGTGGCACTATTGATACATCGATTTTAGCAGAGTTTAGTGATGTCAAGACATCAGACCTTATACGAAAACTCAAGGACAAGAACTTCACTGAAGTTCGGAAGTGGGTTGTTAGTAACCTTGACAACGATCCTGGGGTTATCTTACGCCGTGTCTATGAATCTCTCACTGATACATTGGCTCCCCCTAGTATTCCTGTTGCTGTTCTTATCATTGCCAAGTACCAGTATCAGATTGCTTTCGTGGCTGACCAAGAAATTAACCTCTTGGCTGCGCTCACTGAGATAATGTGCGAGTGTGAATTCAAATGAAACGTTGGTTTAACCTGTCAGATCCAAAACCTTGGGATCGTCCACGTAGAAAGGGTAGAATAGATCCTAACGAATATATGGTAGATGGGTGGGATCGTCAAGGCACACCTAATTATGTGAGAGGTTCTCGTCATAACCAGATTGGTATGACTATTATGTGGACATATTATGTTATTGTTATCTTTATGATTATTAGGTTAATTGTTGTATTAAACTCATGACTTATCAAGGTATGAAAAAACAAAAGAAAAGAAACCAGGTTAAGTCCAGGTTCTATTACCTATTCTGGGGTGCAGCAACTGTTTCTGTATTTGTTGGACAACTTTATGTTGGAATGGGTTATCGCCTGATGTCTGGTAGCGTGTTTGAGTTGATTGATTCTTTAGAGAACCAACCTTACTATCAGAATGTTCTTAAGTGAATCAGATTCTATCTCTGCTGCTGATAGGTTTATTAATTATTATTCCAACTTTAATAGGATTGATGATTACCTTAGGTACATAAAGAAGGACAGGATATCTGATCGTCCTGGGTATCTTTTTGGTGCTGAGGAGGATATGTTTAATTCATTTGATATGCATCCCAACCAGATGGATTTTGAGATTCATGTGGTTGATACCGGTGCTAAGATGACACATAGGTATAATCAATGGATGTATTCAGAAGTGTTAAATTTAACTGCTTCTAATGCAGTTGAGGAAGCAATACCAGGACGTACTCATAAGTGGATTGTAGAAGAAGTCAATAGTAAAAAGATAGTTGGGGTTGTTAGGTTTGGTTCCCCTACCATTAATAGCAAACCTCGAAATGATTACTTTGAGAGAGTGGTTTCTCTTAAGGAAATTAATCCTCACTTTGTTATGGGATTTAACATTGTTCCTACTCAGCCTTTTGGATTCAATTATCTTGGTGGTAAGTTGCTTGCTCTTTTGGCATCATCTTATGAACTAAAGACGCAGTTTGATCATAAGTATGGTACTGACTTAAAGTATTTTGAAACTACTTCTCTTTATGGTACAACTAAAGGAATGTCTATGTACGATGGTTTGAAACCCTTCCTGAGGCATATAGGGGACACTGAGAGTAAGTTTCTGCCGTTGTTCCATGACGATGAATTCCGTGAATTTTTCAATTGGTTCAATGTTAGAAATAATAATGAACGTCTTATCTCTGCAGACAAGTCTTCTAAGAAGATTAAAATTCAGACTAAGATGATTTCAATTATTAAAAATTCTCTTAAGGATAAAGAGAAGTTAGAGGAGTTTAATGCATGCATTAAACATGCTATGGGACTTACTGAGAAGAAGAGATATTATCTTGGTGACTTTAGACATACCGCAAAGCAAGCAATTGAATGGTGGAAGAAGAAAGCATCCAAGAGATATGATAAACTAACTAGGGAAGGAAGAGTCCGTACTAAACTAGAGATATGGGAACCTGGTGCTGACATGGAGATTATCCGATGAATCAACGTGAAAAATTAAACAAACTTCGAGGTAGAAATGATTTAGTCGATATCATTTTCTATTCATTTAAGAAGAGTAAGCATGCTCATATAAATGAGCATGAATTAAAACGTCTTGAGCACAGTATCAGTTCTATTAGGGAGTTTAACAATGAAATTATTGTTTATTTGTTTTGTGACGATGCTTCTTTTATTCCCTCTGATTTCATTCTGGAATATTCAGTAAGGGTTGAACCATTTGAGGAAGGATTTGACCATGATATGCTTAATGCTTGGTCCATTCATAGGTGGTATAACCTAAAGTATTTTCATAAAGATCATAATCTTTTATATGTTGATTCAGATACCATTTTCTATACTGATCCCAAATATATTTTTGACACTTATTGTGTTGATGATGTATATGGGAGAGAAGAGTTTGGATTTAAGAATGATCCTAGTGTGAGTGGTGGTAAGAAGATAAGGGAGCAAGTTGATTTGGTTGATGCTTGCATTTATGACTTAGGTGGTAAGGTTGAGGTGTATAAGTATTGTCTTGGTGTTGTTCTATTGAATAATTCTGTTCATAAGAAGATAGTTGGATGTTTAGATGAACTATCAGAATTGATGGAGAGCTTTAAGACACATCAAACATTAATGCCTCTTCCTAATAGAAGGATAGTGGATGAATATGCAGTATGGATTATTTTTAGTCGCCTTGGATTATCAAATGGATTGTTTGGTGTGCAGGATGTTACTCAAGGATGGTTAGAGGAGAAGCATAGGGAGACGTTTAATCCTGCTTTGTTGCATTATACAACTCTTAAGGAGCAAAAGTTTGTTAAATCAAATCCAAAGTATAGCAATTTAGTTAGAAATGCTGTAGAATTGGGAGAAGATATTGATCCTTATCACACTTATGTGGACACTTCTCATATTCCCCAAGAGTATTTGGAAATGGTAGCAGAGGATCCTAAACCAACTGAAGATGAACCCAGAGAAGAGTTCATTTATGAGGACATTTTCAATGACTGAACTTAAGGATTGGTTAAATTCTATCAACTTCACGAAAGAGGATTTGATTGAGGATGATCCAGATATTGCTAAGGATTACACTCCGTATATTGTTAATAGGTGTCTCAGTGGACATATTGACACTGTACTTTATGCAAATGAAATGAACCTCCACAATCATTTGGATAAGGATATGCAATATCAGTTTTTTCTAAATAGTCTGAGGAAACGGAAGAGATTCTCACCCTGGCTAAGAAAAGACAAAGTTGATAATCTTAATATTATAAAAAAATATTATGGTTACTCCAATGAAAAGGCATTACAGGCTTTAAGACTTCTAACTAACGAACAACTGGATTACATTAAAAAGCGACTTGACACTGGAGGAATGAGATGAGTACGGTGAAGGAACCTGAGGTCAACTGGAATCAGGAAATGATGGTAGAGGTTCAACTTAGTGAACCTGATGATTTTTTAAAGGTTAGAGAAACTCTTACTAGAATTGGTGTAGCATCTCGCAAGGAAAAGAAGCTATATCAGTCATGTCATATTTTGCATAAGCAAGGTAGATATTTTATTGTGCATTTTAAGGAGCTATTTGCTCTAGATGGGAAACATGCTAATCTTACACTTAATGACGTACAGCGACGTAATCGCATTACTCAGTTACTATCTGATTGGGGACTTATAGAAGTTGTTAAGGCAGAGTCTATTGTGGACATTGCACCTTTGAATCAGATTAAAGTTCTCGCATTCAAAGAAAAGGATGAGTGGACTTTAGAAACCAAGTACAACATAGGTAAGAAGAAAACTGCTGAACCTAAGTGAAAAAATTTATTTTTGATGTTGATGGGACACTTACTCCCAGCCGACAAATTATTACTGCTGAATTTTTATCATACTTTACTAATTTCATATACAATAATGATACCTACTTAGTTACTGGTAGTGATAGACAGAAGACGGTAGAGCAAGTCACCCCACAAATATACAATAACTGCACGAGAGTATATAATTGCTCTGGTAGTGATGTGTATGAGGGTGATAATAATGTGTATAGGGATGATTGGACATTACCTTTTGATGTGGAGAATTTTTTGTATGATGAATTAAATTTTAGTCAGTTTCTTATTCGTAATGGGAATCATATTGAACGTAGACCTGGTGGTGTTAATTTTACTATCCTAGGTAGAGCAGAGGATCCTTTTCTTGGTAGGGATAGATATGTTGAATGGGATAGAAGAACTAATGAGAGGCAGGATATTGCAGAGAGAATTAGGCATAGGTTTCCTGATTTAACTGTTGCAGTTGGAGGGCAGACTGGACTTGATATTGGTCCGAAAGGTTCTGATAAGAGTCAGATATTAAGAGATTTTAATGAAGATGATGAATTATATTTCTTTGGTGATAGGATGGAAGAGGGAGGAAATGATCATTCTTTGGGAGAAGCAGTCAAAAACATGGGCGGTTATACGTACCATGTTACAGATTATGTGGATACCCACCTACGTCTTATAGAGTTAACCGAACCCAAGTAAACTAGGTAAGTGCTATAATTAGTATGTCGCCGTAAGGGACATCAAAACACAAACTCGCTTTTTAAGGAGCTACTATTATGGGTAACCTAGTAAGGTACCGTTCGTCTGATCTTCCAGAGTTAATGGATAAGATCATGAAGAACAGCATAGGAATCAATGATGATTACCTAGACAGATTTTTTAACATATCACATACGTCATCAAATTATCCACCATTTAATCTTATTCAAATAAACAATGTCGAATCGAGACTCGAAGTCGCCCTTGCGGGGTTTAAGAAAGATGACATCAAAGTCTTCACGGAGTTTGGAAAACTACATGTGGAAGGCAAAAAAGCGGAATCAGAGGATGATGGAGAATTTGTCCACAAAGGACTGGCCCAACGTTCCTTTACCAGACACTGGACGCTCGCCGACGATACAGAGGTACGACAGGTCAGCTTTGACGACGGACTCCTCGTGGTTGAGTTGGGGAGAATAGTTCCGGAACATCACTCCAGGAAGGAGTTTCTTTAATACATAGGAGGGGTTGCATCCCCTCCTTTTTTATGATACAATATTCATATGACAATTAAACTCGCACTTCTAAAATCTGGGGAAGAAGTCATTGCTGATTGGCAAGAGATGGTTGTGGAGGATCGTGTGGTCGCATACATGGCCAAGTATCCTTATAGTGTCAAACTCAATAAAACTGACATCCCCAATGAAGATGAACCTGCAAAGGTTGGACTTTCTTTCTTTCCTTGGATACCTTTATCCAAGCAGACTGATATACCAGTTGATCCTAGTTGGTTAGTAACACTAGTAGATACTGTCGAACAAGTAAAAGAATCCTATGAGGAAAAAGTAAATGGCATCAAAGAAAGACGCGAGGGTGATAGTCCTGACAACGGGGATAACACTGATAGCGACTCTTGACGAAGTAGGTTCTGAAATGGGGGAACCTGATTGCAAACTGATTGAACCCTATATGGTTACACCAGAAGGTACTGTGGAGCCTTGGTTACTTAATATAACAAATCAGAACGAAGTGATGATATCATCTGATAAAATACTAACCTTGGTTGATCCCAAGACTACCCTTTTAGCGAAATACGAAGCAGTATTTGACTGATGATTCCAATTGATTTGCCACCTGCTGAGATTATTCCTATCAATAGGATGGCTCAGGAGGGAACTAAGCGTGATTATCCTTGGTGGTGGAA